TTTCTCTTGCTCTGCCTCCTCTTCTCTCCCCTCGAGGTCTTCCCGCATGCCACGAATGTTTTCTTGCAACTTCTCGATCGGCTCGCGGTAAGCTTCCCGTATGGCCTGTATCTCCGCCTCCGAAGCACCCGCAGCTTGAGCTTCTTCAATAAGCCCGTTGAGCTCCTGTTGCAAGCTCTGCAGTTCACTCTCCGCTTCTCCGATGAAGTGCTCAAGCTCCATGCTTGCCGCTTCTGCCGTGGCCGCCCACTCGCCCCACTGCTCCTCCTGCATCTCCTTATACAGTGCATGGAGTTCGTCTTCTTCAGGTGGCACACTCAGGGCATTTTTGGCAATCACCATCATTGCCTCCATGTCCTGCTCTGTAGCCTTCACACCATCAACGACAGGCCATTCGCCCGTCTCCATGTACCGGTCGTAATCCTTCCAGAAGCGCACCGGATCGCGCCACCATATCGTCGGCAACAGGTTGTCGGGCACAAAGCCCTCTTTCAACATCCAGCGGCGCGTCTCTTTATGCTTCTGGTAGTCCGGGTGTTGCTTGACACTCTGGCGCCTGGACGGGCCGTAAAGCGCTTCACGCAACGTCTTGCGCTTGTCACGCAACACAGCACGTTGCGCCTTGTCCTGCGTCTTCTTCAGTTCTTCGCGTAACTGCTTATCGCGGTCAATCAACGGTTGACGGAAGTGACGCGCAGCACGACGCGCCTCCCGCAATACCTGTCGCAACTCGTCAAGATCCTGCGGAAGTTCTTGTGTCCTGGGTATGGGGTTAATCCGCACCGGTTCCGGCAACTGTTGCATCGCATAGGCCACGGGATCCAGGTGCGCAAGCCCCTTCTCCTGTAGCTGCTCTATCTCCCTGCGTAGGGTCTGTATCCTTTCGCGATCCCTGGCCGCCTCTCTCGGCAACTCGGCAAGGGTCTGCTCCAGTTGCTGCACCATGTAGTGCGCACCGGGTTCGTCTCTCTCCGCACCCGCCCTTGCTTCCTGTAGCTGCCTCTCAAGCTGTGCCTGCCTCTCTGGTATCCTGGCAAGATCCCGCTCAAGCGCCGCTATTTCTCTCTCGTAGTTCCGTATCGCGCGCGCCACGCGAACGTCCATGCCCTCTGGCACGCTTGCCAGGAAGGCTTGCTCTTCGAGGTCCTTCAACTGCTTGTCAAGTTCCAATAGGCGCAACCGGTGTTGGCTGTACTGTTCTCTTATCGCCTCTATCTGCGGGTCAATGACCTGCTTGGCTTCTTCCAGACTTGCGCCCTGCCGCTGTATCCGCAACCGCCACTCCTGCTCTTGGAGACGCTTTTGCTCGGCGCTTAGTCTGTTCATCTCCTCCCTTATCGCCGCTATGCGTTCCTCAAGGCTTGGCCCCTCCGGCGCAACTTCCGGTTGCCCCGCCACCTCGCGCGGCACTTCGGTACCAGGTATCTGCACTTCGCCTTCCCGCGGCAACTCCGGTATCGCCATACCCTCTTCTTCCAGGCTGCGCTGCCGCACTTCCGGTTCGCGGCCGTATACCCTCATCGGGCGGCCAAAGATGTCGTATTGCGTAGCCTCAGCGGCAAACCATTGACGCTCAGGCTGTTCTTCCTCTTCGGGGGCAACAGGCTCCTCAATCGCCGGCGCTTCCGGTGCCGCAGGCGTGACCTCCTCCGTAACCGGCGCTTCAATCGGCGGTGCTTCCTCTGGCGCCGCTTCTTCTTCCGTGCCCTCCTCTATCCTCCGTATCTGTTCCTCTATTGCCTCGACCTCAGCGCGGGCCGCGGCTATCGCTTCCATAAGCCCTCTGCGCCGTGCCGCAGCACCCATTGCTTCAGCCTGTCGCTTCATAGCCTCAAGCGCAACCGGCCGCACTTCTTTCGCCGCCGCCTCCAAGCGTTCCGCTACACGCGGCGCTTGACGCGCTACAAACTGCTCAAGCGCCGGGTTGCGTATACCCAACTCCTCAACCGTTCGCATCTCCGGCGCCAGAACGCCTGCTTCCGTGAGCGTATACCGCGGCATCGCGCCACCGAACAACTCTACGCCTGCCTCCGTTTCCGGCAGAAGCGGCTCCGTTCGCCGCCCAGCATAAATCAGCGGCTTACCGAAGTAACTCACAACAGGGGTCAGGTGACGACGGTATTCATCGAGGACGCGTTGCGTGAGTTCGCCCACCTTCTCAGGCGCAAGGTTCGGCGCTGCACCCTCTATAGCGCCTGCAATCCGCTCACGCCACGCCTGTGTCGTGGACCTGTGGTAAGCCCGCAGGTTGCCAACGTCGAGGATCGGCTTCGCAGGTAGCTCTTCGACGGCGCGCTCCATTGCCTTGGTGACAGCCTTCTGAATTCGGTCAGCGGCCTGCACCTCCAGCGCACGGCCCGCCGCATCAGTAAGGTAGACTTCGGCCGCACCACGCATCGCGCTCGACACGGCAGGTCTAACCGCCCGCCGCGCCATACGTGCCGCCGCCGGAGCACCAATCTCAATGCCGAACGAACCGAGGACGATGGGATCTGTAACGAGGTCTGCAATCAAGCCAGGGATGTCGGCACCTATTGACTTAGCCACCACACCCAGCTTGCCAAGCCAGCCAGCCTTCTGAAACTCTTCACGTCGCCTCTCATGTGGGTATATGCTCTTCGATATTTCAGCGCCGAGGGTGGGTGGTGCCGGCCCGTACTTCTCCGGGTACATGTGTTGCCGGATTATTTCCTTCTCACGTTCCCAGGTGAAGGGCGGTACTTCTTCACCACGCAACATTGCACGGCCGCGCCGCACGTACTCACCCAAGACCGGCCCCGTCCAGCCGACGTAGCGCTCGACAGTCTCCGCCGGCTTCGTGGCTAACGTACCCCAAAGCTCCCTTGCGCGAGGCGAAACGGCCAACAGAGGTGCCGTAAGGTATGGTGGAGCAAACAACGAAAGCCTGCCCAAGGTTTCGTCCCACCACGGCCTCTGTTTCTCTTCCTCGTCTTCTGCCGCGGGCACAATAGGCGCCGTGACCGGCGTGGCATACCCCGGTCCTCGCAGTGCTTCTTGCCTCAGCTTGGATGGATCAAACGGCATAGCGCATCACTTCACGTCAGCCAGCGGAACCCAGCCGGCAATGTTGGAACCACGCAACCGCACGGGCAACCAGCCCTGATATGGCGCACCCAACTGCACCAACTCTTGCCCTTTCTCTATCTTGGCCGCCGTCCGTTCTGTGCCATCATCGAAGCGCTTAATCGCCGTAGCCCGCCTCGCAACTACCCGTTGTGGCACGGCACCAGGCCGCCCCGTGGTACGCTGAAATGCATGCAGGTGCTTGAAGGTTGAAACCGGCACCGGCTTTACAACCCTCTGCCCGTTCTCATTAGCGACGTACCACAGCTTGCCGTTGATTATGCCAAGCGCGTGCCCCATGTGCCCGTACCGTTCACCGTTACGCCCAGGGAACTTCTCCCACACAAGCAAGGCACCAGGCGGTATGTCGTGCGGGTCGTCGCTCGTGATTTCACGATAACCGCGCTTTGGCAAAACGTTGATGTAATCTTTAGCCGCACCCAAGCCCCACGGCTTGCCGGTCTCTACCGTCATGGCAGTGACGGCGCATCGGTTCGGCTCATACGGCACCTCAGGATCCCAGTACCGATCAACGCCGGACGGGATGGGCACGTAGTCCGTGCCAACCCTTGCGTACCGATTACCTTGCTCGTCGCTTACAAGCGCAGGACCCTTTACAGCAGGTTGCTGCGCCTGCGTTGTTCCGCTTGGTCCGGGCCTTCTTGGCCCTTGTTGAAGGGGACCACCCCCCGCCCGTTGCGCAGTTCCCTCGTATCTCATCGTGAATTCGCCCGGCCGCTCAGGCAACCCTTGATACTCGAAGATATGGCGCCGCTCCGGCGGCTCCTCAATTATGTACCGCTGAATAATCTCCCGTGGCGGCTCCGGTGGCAACGTGCCGTGCTCCCGGACATATTCCAGGGTGTCGAGCGCTACCTCCAAGTCCGTCAAGGCCTGCGTCAGCTTGGCGCGCAACGTCGCCTCTTCAGTCGCGGCCCTCAGTGGCGCGGTCTTCCGCAGCCGATCCAGATCCAGCTTCTTTGCCTGTGCATTGATCTCCTGCAGGATGTTCTCCAGCTTTTGCGCCTCCTCCCGTAGCCCCAGAAGGTCCAGCTCTTTCGTCAACCGCTCCAACTTTAACGGGAACAGCTTCTTGTCCTGCTCGATCTGTTGCCTCGTTTGCTGAATCTGCAGGCGGGCAGCGTTAGTACGCAACTCGTGCTCACGCGCACGCCGCTGTTGTTCGGCCGCTTCTTGCGGCGTCATAGGCGGCGTCCAATATCGCACACCAGTCCGCGGGTCAAAGACGTACTGCGAACCGGCGGCCGGCAAGACCGCAGGCGCAAGCAGTTTAGCCAACTCCGGTCTTTCGGCAATCTCTTGCGCGGTTAATGGGCGCGTAGGTGGCGTCGCCGTCAACGTTGGCCTTGTCGGCACCGGCCGCGGCGCGAAAATGGAACCCTCACGCGGCGTTACAGGCACACTCACCAAGGGCGTCTGCCGCGCAGGCAACGGTTCGCGCATCTGTTCGGGAGAGAACAGGGGCGCAGGTGTAATCTCAGCCTGCCACGCCGCACCAGGCACCAACTGTTGCGCTATTGCTCGTGCCGTCGGCGACGACGCATATGCGGCCGCCACCTGCGAAGGCAGGGCCGCCTCTGCCGCTCGCTGTTGCACCTCCATGAGACGGGCAGGGTCCGTCATTCTGAGCCGCTCCGCCTGAAGCTCAAGACCCTTCCTCTGCAATTCCAACTGCTCTCGACGCAAGGCATTCTCAAACGCCTGCTGCTTCATCCGCTGAACCTGCAACTCGGCGTCCGCTTGTCCTTGGAAATAACCTTGTAGGGCCTGCAGTAGACCCTCTGCTAACGATGCCATAATGCACTACCCCCTCGGCGCCGGGCCTGCCGCCGCAACCGGATTGTAGCCTGCGTGACGTAAGCCATAATAGAAGGCGCCAGCCCTCAACGCGCTTCCGAGATAATCAGCCCAGCTTGGCTCCGCGGCTTTAAGTCGCCTGCCCTCTAATGCCGCCTGCAATGCTCGGTTCCGTGCCGCTTCGGCGGCGCTTGCGTATAGACCGGCGGCCTGTTCTTGTGCCCGGCGTATCGCGGCCAGGTTCTGCTCCTCCAAGCCGCCAAGCAAGCCGGCCGTTGCAAGCATTCTCTGGCCTTCCAACTCAGCCAACGACTGGCCGTATATACCAGAGCGCAATAACCCGCGGCGGCCCAATGCCGCCGTTAGGGCCTCACGGGCATTGCGCGCTTGTGCGCCTATGCCTGCCAAGCCACGGGAAACTGCTGCGCTGTATACGTCCAACGGCAACCCACCATAGCCCTGCAGAGACTGCATGATGTATGCGCGGTAAGCCTTCTCACCCTCCGGCCACGTGGGCACCTCCCACGACGGCAACGACGAGAAGCCGGAGGTGTCCTTCTGCTTGTCCGACGTGTAGCGCTTCCACCACGACCGATACATCTGTGGTATCCGTCCCAGGCTTTGCCTGTTGCTAGCACCATACCCCTCCGTCCTGTACAGTAGCCTGTTCAGTTCTGCGCCGTAGCCTGTGCTCCCGCCGGGGCCGAGACCCAAGCCCAGACGCAGTGCGCCTACGCCGGGACCCAATCCCTGAGGCGGCGCCACGCCGCCAAGCTGATTCACTTCCTGCTGCGTCCGGCTCTGCCTTGCGGCCGGCAAGCTATACCCCACGCCCTCCTTCTTAAGGACCTTGGCAAGTGCTTCCGCAAAGCCCTGTTCATACGCTTGTTGCTTAAGCCACTCGTCAACCGGCGAAGGTTGGGGCACATACGTCGGCCGCGGCCGCCCTGAACGACCACCCAACAGGGTTCCAACTACACCAAGCGCCGTTGCCCATGGAAAAGCCATTGTGCATCACCTAACCCAATAACCCCGCGTCTTGCAGGTCTGCTATTAGTGTACCCAACACATCCGCAATTTCGTCAAGTGTTGTGGCGTCAGCGTCGAACGTGCGCTTCGTCGTCACATTCGACGTTGAATACTCTCCGCGCTTAAGGTCCGCAATCGCCGCGCTTATTGCCGACGACACATCATCAGGCGTTACAATCTGCGCCGGCAGGCGCGCGTACACATCCTTCGCGAAGCGCTCAAGTTGCACACTGTCAAGAAACCGCGCGAACGTTGGCCGTGGCGTTGAAGGCCGCCGCGTCATCGGCATCAGTTACCACCCCTTGCCGGCCGCCGGAAGAAGCGCACCCTGACCGCCCGTAATACAAAGTCTGGCACCGCACCTGTCGCCCGCAACGTTATCCATGCCGTGCTAAAAGCATTCGTCTTATACGAACCGTCATAGGCATAGCCCAATGGCACCCCCACAACGCCATTGCCCTGCGGCGCGTCCGGCGTCGTCTCCCAAGCGTTCGCCGGCGGCGTCGTTGACGTGCTACCGTCGTCGTTGATGAATACCTTGACATGGTCGGCCTCGACACCAGGGTTCGTCCATTCACCATCTACCCACACCTCCAACGGCATTATCTCCTCACCAGGTGCCGCCACGAGAGGCGGCAGGATTACATGCACCTCACCGCCGAACGTACCCAAAGACCCACCGTCTGCGTAATGCAAGAAGGCTCGGCCCGTGTCATAGACGAACAACTCGGGGTCCGGCATAAAGTACCCGAAGCTCAGCACGTGGCACTGCTTGGCACCGTAGTTGAAAGCCTTCACAAACCCATACGGCGCACCACACAGCGCGTCCAGGGTCTCCCATGTCCACGTTGACGGCCGCCATACCCAACTCAGCCCGCCAGCCGACACAATGTAAAACCGCCCGTCGTGGTACGTAATGCTGCTCACATAGGATAACGGTGCCAAGTCAACCGCTCCAAGGTGATTGACAAGCACTTGTCGCACCGAAGCGCCGTCATAAAACCAAAGCCCCGTCGGGCTTGCCCAAAGCACACCATCGGGTCCAGCGGCCGCCATGCCGGTAGCCAGGCCACCAACGCTATCAGTTAGTTGCTGCAGGACGAAGTCATCCTCACTGTACCCAGTCAGTATCCAGACGGAGCTTTCCTTGATTATCACCAAGTGGTCGCCCCACGGCACCAAGTCTAGTATCGCAGAGGCGTCACCAACGCGAATGTAATTGTTTGCCGGCCAGTAATAAGGCTCATCCAACTCACTGTAGAAGAGGACGTTCTCCAGCCCCTCCGTGTCGTATTCTGTATAGCTTCGCGAACTGCAACTGCAACCGCTCATCCACGCGCGGTTATGGTGCCATACGAGTATTTCGCCCCGCGGTGGCATTGCATGGTCAAAGGCGATCGCATCACCAAGCGCGGTCTCTGGTGTGTTGTCCACGAATGTCGTGGTGGTGTTGTCGTATATCGTCGCCACATGCAAGAACGCAGGCCCTACTGCACCAGGCTCTGTTGACGACGTGTAGGCGCGGTAGATCTTCCGCCCCGTCACACCTGTTGGCCCCGGCGCAATGCCCTGCAGGCTTATCTTCTTGTCAGAGGACGTGAGGCGCACGTGCAGGACCTGCGACGGCATGCTCTCGTAGTTGTCGTTGAACCAGGTGTAGTAGTAAGAGTACGTGCCGCTTGGCAGTACCCCAGTGTCGAACGCCTGTTCGTGAATGTCGAAGTTCTCTACGTACCCGGAGATTGTCTCTGTATCTGTGCCGCCTTCAGCCGCACAGATGTACGCATAACGGTATGCATCCGATGAAACTGTATAGTTGGCTTGTGCCACTAACTGCGTCTTGTCAGCGTCGGAATAGACGTAGACTATGAAGTTCGTACCGTAGCGCCCGATGTCCACGTAGTACGTCGTATTTAGCGACAGCGCGTAATTCACAACATTGCAGGCGTAGTGCGCCCCATTTATGCCTATACCGACGCGAACGTTGCTACCGTCATAGTAGGCCGCCACCCAAAGCCCGGAAGACCAGCTTGCGGGCACCGTGGCGCCGTCGTTAGTGTAGCCCGCCAGGATGAGATACCCGCCAAGATCTGCGGCCGTGACTTGAAACTCCAGCGTATGAACGAAGTCTCCGAAGTGGTCTGCGCTGAAGTCTTTGTATAGGTACGCCGTTGCATTACCTGGCAGGTTTGTGGCTGTCACCTTGGTGTTGGGTGAGACATTCAGGTAGCCACCAGCATCTTCTTCCGTCCAGGTGGATAGGTCCTCAACGCCCCCTACAAGGAGCGGCTTGCCCGTGGGTGTGGCAATGCCCACGTCCTCCAGCGTAGAGCCGTCCCAGCGCTTGGTAGCCATGCTTGGGTGTGCGATGATGAGGTCTTCGCCACACTGCGCAAAGGCATAGCGGCCCGACGCGGGCAGGCTGCTGCCAATTGCGCTCCAACTTTCGGACGCAAACAACTCATACGCATAGTTCCACTGCGTAGGCGAGGCGTTCTCCCAGTCCGTTTCCAGCTTGTACAACACACCGTCGCTGAAGGCCGCCAGTAATTGATTGTTGGTGCCGGTTCTGTACTCGTGAATACCCAGTAACGTCTTACCAGCGGCCGCAGACGGCCGGCTTATCCTAAACCTGTCCAGCCGCTTGCGGAGAACGCCTTCCGGCTCAACGCGGACGCCACCAGCATACGCCACCTGGTCCTTCTCCATCAGGCGGGCATACAGGTTGTCCGCGCCAGCCTGGTAGGGGTTCGCTCCTCTTAGGAACCTGTCGAATATGACTTCCTCTACAGGCATCTCAACCCCTCAGAATAAGCTCTGCCAGGTATCCTTCGGCGTCGGCCCTGGCTTGTTCCTCTTGCTTATCTATCGCCTCAAACCGCGCCAGGTTCTCGTAGAAGTCAGGCCCCGGCACGGCCTCATTCTGCCGACGGTGCGCTTCGCGTATCGCTTTAGCAGCACGCAACGCTTGCTTTGCCAACTTCTCTGGAACCGCCTTACCCATTAGCTACCTCGCCTCCGTCGGCCAATGCGGCGCAGGGTAATAGCCAAGCAAGCCGCACGGTTGCCCTTGCGGCACTGCTCGCGTAGCCACTTCGGGTCAATGGTGCCGTCCTTGCGGATTGCACCCGCCCGTTGCGCCTGTGCACGCAACTTGCCGGGATGTTTGATCGCCCTCTGTATCCACTTCTTGTCTCCTGCGCCACGGCCCTCGCTCAAGGCTGCCTTCAACGCTGCGTTTCGACGTGCCCTGTTTGCCATCATCTTCTGATACACCCCATTCACGCAACGCCAATAGGCGTCGCTGCCTTCTTTATACTTGCGAACGCAAAACGTCTTCGCTTCTTCCCAATACTTTTCGGTTCCCGGTTTGACAACTCCAGCCGGCATTTACTTCACCTTCACCTTCACGTCTGTAGGCCGCTCGTCGGCCGCTTCAGTGTTTGCGTACCGCGCATTCACGTGGTCAACCTGCTGCCGAAACAAGGCGGCAAACCGCTCTGCCACGTCAAACATGCCCGCTTGCTCATAGCACCTACTTACAACGTAGTCCAGCAGAAGGTTATGTAAGCCCTCCGGCAAGGCAGGATCCACGGCATCGCCAACTGCAGGTGGCTTGCATACGTACCACAACGCAAACTTGTCGCTACCGCTTTGCGTCACCGTGCCAACCTTGAAGCTGATATTGCCGGCATGTATCTGATAGAACGGCGTAGTCTCCGACGGCACGATAACGCTACTGTCACGCATTACGTCAGTCAGCCTCACGTCCCATCGCACAGCCGGCACGCCCTTGTACTCCACGTACCTGTCACGCACGAAATCGCTTGGCAGAGCGTAGTCTGATGTGCCCGCCACCAGCAAGGTCTCGACAACCTTCGTCGAAGCCCACAGGGCACCGTCGTTAAGCACGTGCACCAGCACCCCCTGCGCTTCGTCTATGAAGCTGTCAAGTTCAGCATCTGCCCAGCGGACGCCTTGGAGATCGCCCACCCTGTGCCGAACCGCAATCCTCAATGCTTTTGTGACGTCACCTGCAGCCATTTAATCACCCGGCCGAATGTCATGCTCCAGACCCGGCACATACCGGCTTGCTACTGCCGCCATGCACCGCTGAAACTGCGTAAGCAACCTATCTGCCTCTGCCCACTCAGTGCGGGCCTCGCGACAACGCATAACGGCAAAGTCCACCATAGCTTCGTGGTACGCCGAAGACAACACCGGGTCCACGGTATCCGAAAGCGCAGGCGGAACCTTCACGTACAACACCTTGTACGCCGCTGTCGAAGAAGGATCGCCCTGTTGGACTATCAACCGCACGCCGCCCGCCGTGGCCGAATAGAAGATGAAATAGTACGGGTTGGTGGCCGAAGGCGTCAGGTAGTTAAGCAAGTCTGCCTCTGCCACCGACCAGGGCTTTGCCTCAATTTCGTCATCACCCACAAGCACCAAGCGTTCCCTCCAGAAGTCAGAGGGTAACGCCGCCTCCGACGCCGTCAGGTTACCCGTGGCCGTCGCCGTTGCGCCAGGCAACGCGGCATCAGGAAGCATTGCGATAATGGCACGCTGCGCTTCAGTCAGATAGCTATAGAGCGCATCATCGGTAAAGCCATATTCCGAGGCTTTACCCAGACGCTCACGTACCTTATCGCGTAGCGCTTGTGTTGTTTCCCCTGCCATCAAATTGCCTCGCTGTTTATGGTGTTAGGACCCGCACGGTCTTCTGCCGCTCGGTTCCTATCTGTCCGAAGTTGTGCAAGCACCTTCTGCTCCATCTGCGCCGCCGTCCGCAGGTCACCAAACTCTCTGCAGGCATACGCTATCGCCAAGTCAACGATTAGCTGATGTTGCGCCGCAGGGAAGCCAGGCTTATCGTCGTCGTTAGACATATTGTCGGGTTCCAGCACCGCGTACAACCGCACCGTCTCATTAGCGGTATCGGGTGCCGGGTACAACGCCAAGGCATCACCATACCGCATCCAGTACTCGGGTTCGCCCGAAGTCGAAGACTGCGCCCGCTTGTCTATGTACTCGTCCAGGCGCATTTCCTTCAGCCGCGTCACGTTGCCGTCAGTGTCTTCATACTCTACTTCCAGCACATCGCGGACACCCGTCGGCAAGCTATACTCGTACACGTCAACCTGCGTCGAGACTTCATAGGTGCCGCGCGGCCACGCCAACTCAGCCAGTATCGCTTGATACGCCGTGTTGATCCACTGCTCAATGAGTTGATCCGTGACGCGGTAGCGCCTCGCACCGAACATCTCCGGCAATATCGCGCGAAGCATGCTCTTAAGCTCCTTGTACGTCAGGCCGGCAGCACCAGTGAACGGCGACGTAGGCAACGACCAGACGCCAGCAGTCAGCGTCCGCGTAGTGTACTCCCACACTTCCTGCGCCGTGGCGCCCTGGCCGTATTCCTCCGAGAAGACATACTGATCCCAACTCATGCCCTGGTAGTCACCGCTGGGGACCTCGTACACCATCAGGTACGTTCGTTCGACACCGCCGTCAGCCGCCGATTGATCCCACTGATATGAGTAACTTCCGTCGCCGTTGTCGGTCAACGCTTGCTTGTGTTCCGCACCCAACGAGCCGTAGTTTGCCACGGCGTCCCACTCTTGGGCCACGAAGTCGTACCAAGCATCATCACTTGTACGACGTATCGCCACGGTAGGAGACAGGCCAACTACCGGGTTATTGCTTGGCGTATCCTCGTCCAACACCACAAGTGTCAGCGTGACCGTGCTGCCTGGCTCTGCGCCTATGACCTGCACCCGGACCACCTACCCAACCGGGATTACCTCCCAGTCTACCGTAATGCCGGTTGCCCGCACAATTAGCACGGGCATTACCGCACACCTATGCTTCTGCTCAATCTCTTCTTTGACGCGCCGAAACTCTTGTGCGCAAGCCTCCACGCGTTGCCTCTGCTCTTGCGCAAGAACTTCAGCCGCCTTCTGCGGATCAATCTGTGGCTTAGTTTGCTTTCGCTTTGCCATCATCAATCCTCCATTGCTTGTTCATTCAGCGCCTCTGCGTAGATCTGTTTCATCGCTGCGATAACCGCTGGGGCAAACTGAGTTTTCATAATGTTCGCAACAAGCACAGGCCCTACTCTAACGGGGCTCCACTTTCCGAGCTGTACTACCTTCCTGATTTCGCGGGTCCCACCGTCCTCTGTTACCGCCCGTGCCTTAAGGTGCAGGACGACAGGATAGTACCCTTCCTGTGGCTCCGACACCTCGCCCTCCGCCGTAGGCTCCGGCGTGATCGTGCCAGGAGCATTGACGGTAAACGACCCTCCAAGGTGCAAGTCTACGTACTGCGTTGCTTTGGGCATTTTTAACCTCCTGCGATTACAGTACCGGCTCACCCAGCCGGTTCTTTGTATAACAGAATTGCACGGCAATCACGCGGGCATCCTCGCCGAGCGTATCAGCGGCGTCGTCGGCATCGCGGTAAAGCCGTATAGCCAACTCATCGCCGCGCTCCAAGTCGGCGGCCGATATGCCTGTCGTGAACGTAGTGCAGACTAGCTCCCCTGCGGCGTGATTTCCATCGCTGACTTCGGTAATGGTGGTCGTGCTATCAGATATTGCCTCCCCGCACTTGATAGCCCGATACTCCAACCCCCACTTCACGGCACCGTTGTCGGCATTGTCGTGGAACCAGTACACGCTGACCGAGATGTCCGTGGTGTTATCCCAATCGCACGGTATCTCCACCTCAGCGTATGCCGATTCCTCCGTGCTATCATCAAAATCAAGGGTATAGAAAATCCCCTCGAATGTTTCGCCGGGATAGTTTGCCGCCGGTATCTTGAACCTCTTTGGGTCAAGCCGCATGAAGCCACGGACGCGAGCGTCGCCCGCCAAGGTCAACTCTCCATCCTCGGCGATTGCCAAGTAATCCGTGTCGGTGCCGAATTGTGCCGAAGCGGCGACGAACTTGTCGTCGGTCTGAAGTGTGTTAGCAGCCACACGGTAGAGGTTTGTGTCATAAGTGCCCGTCCCATCTCCGAAGGCAATGCCCTCCGCCGCTGTGGTGCCACCTTTCAGTGTGAGTCGCGAAGGCGGCGGGCCTGGGTTCACACCCAAGGACACGTATGCGGTGTCTCCATGAATGTTGATTCCCAGCCCCCCTGAACCAGTACCGAGGTTTACATCAGAATTGGTTCCCGTGTCCGAATAAATGCTAACACTATAGTTTAGCAATATATACTCATAGCCGCTCTTGCCACGTATCCTGCCCGTACCAATCAATTGCAAATCATCATCAGTAGCAAGCCGATTGGCAGATACACGGTAGAGGTTAGCATCACCGCCTAATGTCAGCACCCCATCACTATCAATGCTCGCCACTATCGCCCCGTCGCTGTCCCTAATCCGCCACTCCGTGCCGCCGGCGTTGTCAGGGAGTTGGAAGGCGAAGCCGGTGACGTAGCTATCTTGTGCATACCAGAGGACTTCGTCGTTGGTATCGTCTACCTTCACCCGGTAGTAACGCCTATCTGAGGCGGCGCTAATCCAGCCGTAATGACCTATATGCGGATTCTGGCCGCTTGTAGCTTTTGTAGCTATACCGATATGGGGTGCACCATCGGTGCCACCGTAGCCTAATATAATTGCAGAACTGACCCCTTGGCCTATCCGGATTTCGGAGGTATTAGCCTTCAGTGCCACTCCTAAGCTGTCGAAGACAATGGCGAAATAGCGATTACCTCCGCCATATACAGTTCTCCGACAGCCGTAGAAATAGTAGTAGGTGCTTCTGTCATCATCAATGCTGCTGTTGCCAAAATTGACTGTCCTATGCGCCCCTGTCGGCAAGTCGAACGTGAACGTGCTGGGCAGGTTCATTGTGGCCCCCGCCCCGAAGTTCAACCCCCCAAACGTTGGGGTTGCCCCCGTATGAATATCTTGAATAGTGTCAAGGGCATTGCCAACGAGGCGCAAGTTGGTAGCGTTGAATGCAAGACCAACCTGGTGGTCGCTTATAGTCACAGGCGGATCCGCCGTGTAAACAAGGCGGCGTACAATCTTAGCCACTACCGAACACCCCTTAGACTACAGAAGCCACAAGATCCAGTGTGCAAGCATTATCCCCGTCGTTGGCAACATGCACCTTGATATACGGCCACGCACCACGGAATTCAAGCAGTGCCTCGCGCGCCTGGTCAGCAGTCCACGTCTTGACCTTTACGAGGTTCCCGCCGCTCGTGGACAGGTCACGGAAGTATGCATTGTACCAGTCTGTCCCGTCGTGGCTTACCAGTATTGAGAGGCTCACGCTTTCCGAACCTGTACCCACGTCCAGGTATACAGCAAGCTGAATGACGCGGTACGGAACCTGTCCAAGCACCCTATCGTGGTGCCTCATCGTCACGATTTCGTAGTCGGCACTATTACCAGCCGCAATCGAGGCGCCATCAGCCAACTCGATTATCTTCCCGCGTCGCTCCAACGTATCATCAACACCTTTCTTCCCAAGCAGTAAGTAATCTTCCAAAAGGTCATCAGTTGGCTCTCTATAGCCTATCTCAGCCAAGGTCGGTGCCGGCTCCGTTCCCGTACCAACGCTCCACGGGTTCGCCGGCAATTCAGCGTCCAGCGCACCGTAATACGGGTCACCCAAACTAGGCGTTGGTTCGGCCAGCAGCGTCGTATTGAGCCGCCATACGTAGTATCCAGGCCCTACTGCCGCGAACGCCCTGTAGAGGTACCTCGTCGCATCACCAGACCCGTGTACGTAGTACGGTACTCCGTTGAACGTACCCGCCTCGTGGTAGTCGCCGTTGTAGCTATCGTCTCCGGCGCCGCTTACTTTCCAGATAGACATACCTGCCTCCAATCAGCGGTGGGGCGGCCTGCGTGCGGGCCGCCCCACATCACTTAGCGCGGCATACTGGCGCGGTACCTCACCTGCTTGTCCGTTAAAGCGCCGGCATCATAGGGCGAATACTCGACAACACTCAGCCCTATGATGTACTGCGTATCGGTAGCGCCGGCGCACTTGAACGCCACTTCGCCGATGGTATCGAGGTCATCAGGGTCAATCACCAGCTTATACAGCGTCCCGTCAACCTTGCTTGCGGCACTACCGGCGGTGGCAGCAAACGCGCCACCCGCCTTGCTTACGGTGACAGTCTGCGCCTCATCGGTGCCGACCTCGAAGTATATCGTGCGCCTGGCCGCGTTGGGCTCCTTGCGGCGCAGCGCCTTGTTCATCACCCTAAAGTTTGTAGCCATGTAGCGTCACCCCTCTTAGGACGGTATATCTACCTGACCAGGCTGGAATACGGACGGGTCTTGAGTGATGTCAATGTTGAAGACCCGACAGTGAGCTCGCCGCGAAGTGCCCACGAAGTTGCCCCAGAACCTCAGGTAATTGACCATGTTAAACGAGTCAATGGGCTTCTGCCAACCGCGCCACTCCATGTTGACTGACGGGACGTACCCAAGCTGCAGGTAATCCCAGTCAATCATGAAGACCTCATAGCCCTTCGCATTGGCGCGGGAGCTTTGCCCTTCGACCCAAGCTGCTCCGGGACAATCGCGGTCTTGCACGAACGGAACGTCGCGGATCCAGAAGGTGGGGAACCCCCACTTCACGACGCGGTGATTAGCATATGCCACCTTCGCCATCAGGTAGTCGTTTGTGGAGATCTGCGCCTTCAATACGCGCCACAATTCGGGCTTGCAGAAGGCGATATCCAGTGTGCCGCTGGTGGTCATCTGCGTGGTGTCTATGCAGAGCTCCATATTCTCCAGCGACGGTGATACTGCGGTGGCATAGCTATCCTCGCCATCCATCACGTGGGGCTTCCACCAAGTGTAGGTGGAGGGATCAAGCCCACCCCATGTCGCGGTGTCGTCGAGGATTGTGGACAGACCAGTAATTTCGGGGGGGTCGGCCGAACCGTCTCCGGTGTAGAGCTCGGCATTGAGGTCATCGCGGGCAACTTTGACTACGTTGTCAATATGGACCTTGACGAAGTCCAGCAACGCAAGGCCGGCCTGCTCCTTGATGTCCTGCTCGTAAAGCACCAAGGGCCACGCAACCTCAGCCGGCGTAAACTTACCGCGGGTTGCAATCTGGCTCGCGGCGCTCAAGCTGAACGTGGTGCCCCGCTTGGTGTGCACGGCGCTGGTAGCCTTCCCGTATTCAAGCAGAGGCTCCCAGTCTCGTCCGCGCATGGGGGTTAGGTGACGCTTCGCCTCCAAGAGGGTCGGCGTCCCCACGAAGATTTGGTCAACGAGGACCTTCGACGTATACGACGCGGTTATCGCATCAAACGTCGAGGCACTTGGTATAGTCTCAGCCATCTTTCGACACCTCCTGCGTTATCGCGTAGGAGTGCCGAAACCTGCCTTACGCCAGGCCGAGAAGCTGTCGAATACGCGGGTCGCGCTTCTGGACGTTCACCACGTCGTCAAGCGTCTTCGGTTCCTCGCCTTGCGGCTTCTCCGTCGGCGTGCTTGGACCTTGCGGCAGTGACGTGGCCGCAGAGCGTCGCTGCTGCTTCTGTTGCTTTCGCGCTGTCTCCGTACCCTTGCGGTACTTCTCCAGAAGCTTGGGTCCTTGCACCGCCATGTATGCTTTCTTGATGGTGTCGGGACCCTGGTACCACCCGGTCCGCCGGAGATAGTCAAACACCTTCTCGTAGACCTCCGGCTCGTTGATGTCCGGGTACTCTTCGGCAAGTTCGTCAGCTTGTCGGATTAGCTCCTGCATCAGCGTTTGCCGCTGCTGGTCAAGGATCTGGCTTTCGAGTTGGCCGATCCGCTGCTCAAGCTCGGCGGCAACAGCGTTTGACAGGTCAATGGCGTTAGGTTCGCGCCCGTAGGTTGTGCGGAACCACTGCGCCCATGCCTCCGGCTGCTGACGTGCGCTCGGCGGTTGCCCCGCCGCAGGCGCCACTGCTGGCGCCGGTCCTGCCGCCGGGGCCGCAGTAGATGGCGCTTGGGCACGTTGCGCCTCAAGCTCTGCCTCCAACGCCTCCAAAGCGGCTTCGCGGGCTTCGATCAGCTCCCGCTGGCGGGCAAGTTCCTGCATCTCCTTTGTAAACTTTGCCCTTCGGAGCTGCCCTTCGACAAGCGCCCTGAGACCGTCTTCTGTCTGAGCAAGCTTCTTCGCAAGCTCGACGGCCTCATCGGCCGAGAGTTCATCCCATTCCACCTCATCCGGGTGCGGTAGCGCTTGTTCGGACCCTTCAGCGTCCGAGTGCTCGTCCTCCGCGTGTCCGGCGGTGTCTGGCTCCGGCGGCACGCCTTGGTCGAGTTCGGCCTCCGAGTGTCCACTCAAGGCTGCCCTGATGGCATCCTCGTACGTGGGTTCATCGGCCGAGTGTTCGCCTTGGTCTGGTGCCACGCTTGGGGCCTCCTTTCAACGGCTATCGTTTCCGGGCTAACGCCCGTTGCAAGCCCTATACCACAAGAACACTACTTCTGTCAAGTTTCCTCTTGCATGAGTTGCGCCACCAGGCGTTGCTGTTCGGGTGTCAGTGTCGAAATGAAGTCTTCGGCAATCTTCGGATCCACGCGGTTCGCAAGTATCTCACCAAGCAGGCGGAATTGCTCCGGCGTCATCGTCTCGTTCAACGCCCGCGCAATCTCAATCCGCGAAGGCGTAGGCTGTTGACCGACTATCTGTTCGCCCGCCTCGCGACCCGCCTGTTGTGCCTGTGCCTGTTGTTGCGCCCGCTGTACAACCTCGTCGCGGTACTTGAAGTTTACCGCCTTCAGCAACGCCGGCACGTCTATCGCGCCCATCTGCGCAAGCTGTATCGCCAACTGTGCCTGCGCCGCCGCCGACAACGGCAAGTCACCCGACGGCTGCACAACGACACGGTACGGTATCGGCACAACTTCCATAATCGGCTCGCCATCCTCATTGTATTCGCCGGTCTCCTGCGGTACGCCAAGCATATCCGGGCTAATCCGCACCCTTGCACCCACGCCGTCACGCACAACGGGCACCATTCGCTCCTCGGCGTACCAGCGCTGCATCGTCTCGAGGACGGTCTGCCCAACCTCCATCCAGGTGTGTGCCCAGAAGCGCAAAGGTCCTGTCAAGCGCGTTGTGGCAGTCTGCTGAAGCTGTTGGACAAGAATGCCCGACGCCGCCGCAGAAGGCGGTTCACCACGGTTTACATCCTGCACGCCGCCCACGATGTCGAAGTGCCGCCGATCCCAGTCGATCGCCTGAAACATCTGCGGCGTCAATTGCGGCCCCTCAAGCGGACGTATGCCTGTTCCGGGGTGTACCCTATGCACCTGCCCAGGCACAATCCGGGTCAGCTTGGATTGCCAGTCATCCGTGTACCACGCCGGCGGCGCAGTATACCGTTGGTGGGTGTTGATCCGCGTCAGACGCTTGTTTATATCGCGCTGTATCGGAATAAGCGCCGCAAACGGACTGGTAGACCAAAAGCGATTGATTGTCGGTTCTGCAGGGAAGAAGAATACGGGGAAGCGCTTGCCAGGCGTCGGGTTATCGCCGTCAAACAACACCTGCCTGCCCGTGTAAATCATCAGCTTGTCGCCAAACTCGTGGTAGACTTCCCAAACCTCGACGCGCTTGGACTTGGGTGGTTCGTTTATGTCGTCGCGCGTGTCCGCCAAATAACCGCTGGAGCCGGCACTGACGTATTCCGCCTTGTCGAGGTCAATCTTCTCCATTTCCCCCTCACCGTTAAAAATCCGCTCCGCGGCTTCCTCCGAATAAACGTTACGCAAGGCTATGAATTCGCATTGATCCACGCGCCGCGCCGCAGGATCCGGGAATACCGTCATCGGGTCAACGGCTTCAAGCGCCACATCATCCAACAGCGGGTTCCAGTAAACTTTGATGACGCCCGTTCCCGTCACCCGCGCTTGCGTCACCATCTTCCAGTATTCCAACGCAACCCCGCGGCACTCCGACCAAGCACGTAGATATTCCGTCAAAGCCTGCGCATTCTCGTCGTTTGCGTCGTCTGTTGCCACCACGTACCACTGTTCCAGCGCCTGGACAAGCAACGCCACGTAGGTGTTCGTCGAGGAATACAGGAAGTTGGTCACCGTGGCGTCTTTCTTCTGTTCGTCGTTGGGGATTTCTTCCTTGAGGTTGGCTAATTGCTTGTCGGTGTCGTAGTATTGCCAGTAAGTCTGCCAGTCACTGTGCAGTTGCTGAACCGCCTGCCTGGCGTCATACACCTTGTCCTGCAAAACCTGAAGGCGGTCTTCCTGCTTAGGCTTACCACGCAGCCCAGGTATTCTCATTCTGCAACATCTCCTCGTAGCTTCCCGGCGTTATCTCGCTCAACTTATACCCAACCGGCACGTCAGCTATGACAGCCGGCACCGGCCCCCGCGTCTCTTCTACCGCATTCGCATCTTCTCCCACATAACCATACTTCAGCGCCACTTCCGCTGCCCTGCACACCGCATCCAACTCGTCCGTATCCTTGCTGAACGGAAAGGAAGCCAATTGCTTTTCGTATTCACCGCCACGCAATTCATGCGCGTGTATCACCCGGCCGCGTTGGTACCGCGTAAGCAAAACTTGCCGTATTCGTGTCTCCTTCCCGCCACCCGTCAATTCTTCAATCATCGGATATGTACCGCGCTCTTCCGCTATTTCTTCAATATTCTGCCGCGTCGTATGCCCTATAGACCCGTACATCTCAACGCCCCAGGCTTCCACGCCTTCCTCTTGGCTTATATCAAACGCCATTTCCACGAATTCTGCTTCACGCGAAAAACCGCCCCAACTGCCAAGCACGTAAAGCCGCCTGTCAGCATCTATCCCCACCAAGCCAAGGCCAGGGTGGCTTGTGCCCGTACCAGACGCCGGATCAAGCCCCAAGTAAAGCGTCATAGGCGGCATGTCTTCCCGCGCCATATACCGCACCATGTTCATGTCAAACCGATCGTCGCCGCGCACCGACGTGTCAAGCATATATTGCAAAGCGCCAAACCGCGGATCAACAACGCGCCGCATTTCACGCTGAAAACGCGCGTCATTCCAGTTTTCAGGGTCCACGTACACGCCGTTGTCTACAATCTCAATCCGCCCCGATTGATTTATACGCGCGTAACCGCGCACCGGTTGCACGAACAAGTCAAGATCACGCGGATAATAGTGTTGAATAACGTATTGCCACACGTCATAATCCGCGTAGAACGTGCCCCAAATAAGCAATTCATCAGTATTAATCGTCGGGAACAGCGCCCTAAACTTCGCACAAAGTTCTTCTTGCGCTTGCCGCGACAGGAAATTCGCATCGTTCACCCAGTCGTCAATATCAATACCCGCAACGTGCCGCCCCGTTTGCGGTTGCGATACCGTCCGCAACTCAAACGTCGGGCCGCCCTTCGTCCGCCCGCGTATCGTCTTTTGCGTCTTATCCCAAGATCCCGCCGCCGGCGCCATGTACGGGTACAACCGCAAAAGCACAGGGTTCCGTTCGCAATGCCGCCCCATCTCCTTGAACCGCGCTTCCCCAAGCTTCGCATCGCTGTAAATGTGAATGTGGTCGTACGTCTCCGGTTCTTGCACCGCGCGCCACAACGCACGCGCAAGCGACATCGTCGTCTTGAACGCACCCCTGTAATACGCATGAAATTGCGGCTTCTTCACATTAGTCAGCCGCTTGCACACTTCCCAATGAAATCCACCAGGCCCCGAAAGCCTGTCATACCCCAACACAAACATCGTGAAGAAGTGCAAGCTGCGCTTCCCAAGCGCCGCATACACTGCAACCTCTTCACTCGTCAGGTTCCAAGGCTCCCTCGTCAGCCTCTCCAGATCCCACTTCCAATTCGGCCATTTTCTCTTCAGCAGTTTCTCGTAATACTCTTTCGATTTCTGGTATCCCGGTCGCGGCGCCTTCCGCTTCAACAGACTTCACCGCCCTTGTCTCCGCATCTCTCTGCTGAAAAATTATCTTCATCAAGTACACCTTGTCCCGCCACCTCACATCCTCAGACGCAAGCGCCTGCGTCGCAAGCTTCCACGCTTGCTCATACAACTCCGCACTCATCTTCATGTACTTCTGCCTCTCAGGATCCATCACCAACCCTCCCCTCTTATGTTAACCTCCTACTTAGTAACTACTACTTATAGTTAAGCACTTAGTTACTATATAAGCACTAGCTTAATATAGCAGGAGGGGCCAGCCAACACTCAGACCCCAGCTAATCCCCTTTCTCTATTGTCTCGGTCGGGCGGTCTGACCCCACCTGCACTAACAGCTTTACCACGTTACTGCGCTCCTGTCAAGCTACGAATGCCCGCAGACGGCCCTTTTCCCCAAAATTTTGCAATTTTTTTATTTTGATCGTGGGCAAACTAAGACGGTGGTGGAATGGAGGTGGGATTGGGATTGGAAGTCCCCCCCGCCCCCGCGGGCACGCCCGCACGCGCGCGAAAGAGCCTCTATATGCTATATAGTGCTATATACTACTACGCGCACGCGCGCGCGACTAGGAGTAATTACTACGAGGAGGCTACTGCAACTACGCGCGCACACGAGGGCCGCCTGGTGCCCAAGCCCGCTTGGTGGCCGACCGCCACGCCAGCAGCTTGAAAATCGGCATCTACTTCGCTTTTTGGCGTCTTTCACCCAACCCCGCCGAAATGCCGCCTATCTTGTACGCATTTCATACGAAATGCGTACAAGACCCCTGTAGGCTGCCCATCAGGCCATCCAGGCCCCACAGGCCCGCTGCGCCCAGCACTACCCCAGGCCCGCCCCGCAGATCCGCCCACCCGGACGCTCAGCTTGCCCCTGCAGGCCCACCAAGCCCCCATCGGCTCCCCATCGCCCGCCCACGCGCGCACGCGTATATGCACACGCGCACGCATACGCGCATGGAGTTCGGGCCGCCCATACCTGCCCCGCCGGCCCCCGGCTCACATCACCAGCTAGCCGCCGGCTCCCCGGCCCACCAGCTAACCTGCCGGCCGGCTCAAGGCATCTTGACGAATGCCACCGGTGGCAGGTCCCGCATGCCCGCTTGCCCCCAGGTCCCACAGGCTATCTGCCTACATAGCTATATGCACTGCTTAATGCCACCCTCACCCCCCTATAGTCCCCCCTCTCCCTCCGCTGGCTGGCTTGAGGATACTTTGAGCATGCTTTGCGCTGAGCTTGGGAGGAATTGCCCGCCCGGCGTGGTAATATATAGCCTGGAGGCCGCGAGAAAAAAATTTTGAAAAAAGCGGAACCTTTCCAGGCCCCCGGACGTCTAATACTCTGGAGGCCGCGAAAACACCAACGAGGAGGGAACCCAATGAACCGCGTAACCCCAGAAGCCAAGGCCCGTAAGCTGATTTTGCTTGGCCGAGCCAGCTACATTGACCCCGCAGCCATCGGCAACCGCAAGGTCGAGGACTTGGCCGGCCAGATCGCCGACGCCATCATGGCGTTGGCCGACTATGCCGAGGCTGGCAATCCGCACGCCGTGGACATTCTGCGCGCAATCGGGGTCGAGCTTGACCCTGACACCCAATAACCCACGAGGAGGGACACACCATGACCACCGCCATGCTTCCCCTAACCGAACGAGAGGAGAGGCGGCTGGCCGAGGTCGTAATCAGTCACCGCTTGCGGCTGTACTCACCCGGCTGGCGCCTCGAGACCGCCCCTGTAGTGTGGTGTATCGTGGACGCCAACGGCATCACCATCGCCACCGGGACGCACAAGAGGCTGATTGACTGGGTAGACGGATTTCGCTGTGGCGTATTGTCCGCCCAAGAGGGATAACGAGGGGCAGGCGCCCGCCTGCCCCACACCATCACCATCACGAGGAGGGAGAAAACATGACGTTTGACGCCATGAAGGAGCTGACGCCCAAAGAGGCAATCCAGGCTATTATCACGGAGGCGGCCCGCAAGGGTACTGACGCATTGATCCCTGCGGCCCTACTGCGGGCCGCTTGCTACCCCCCACGGCCCGAGCCGTCACCAGGCTGGGGCCGGGAGCCAGTGCCGCGTGACTTCCCCATCAAGTTTCAGATGCACGACGGCCGCAAGGCCGAACTGACGCGCAACAAGCTTATCGTCGAAGGAGAGGTCTTGGGTCCCGACGACCTAGTGCCGCCGCCACCAGGTGCGCCATTGCCGTGGCTGACGGCACCCGTGAAGGACCTGGTGCTGGACGCGGCCGAACGCCGCCGCAAGCTGACGGAACCCGACAGAATAATCGAGCTGCCCGATTTGTGGGCTGAGCGCCTGCGGGGCTGGCCCGAAGAATAGACTGAGTTTGGGGCCGTAGGTTCGGGCCTGCGGCCCCCCCAAAAACCCCAAAGGAGGAGGGCTAAACAATGAGAGAAACGGTACAACTGATTCACGCACTCGAATTTAATGATTGGCAAGCATTGCTGAACGACGAAACAATAAAAACAGTAAAAGACTGCTATGACCGCGGCATGATTCTTGAGGCTTACGTTGACCTGCATGATACAGGTATGTGGCCCGTGGTAACCGCCTGCGTAGAGTTAATTGCACTGGACGTGTGGGAAGGCTACCATAAGGAAGTTGAGGGAGGAGTGCTTGCTAGTTCTCAGCTAGTGCTGGCCTGCAAGGCTAACCTAGAAACCCTCGATATCAACTCTCCAACACTGGAGATGCTAAGGAACATGACCGTTGCAGATACTATTGTAATGGAGGATAGTTACTACCCTCCAGTAAAACGAATGATAGACTACGTAGGCGTCGGTATTATATGCCCGTACAGGGCTAATGGTGAGGACGCGCTTACCGCCGTGAAAGGATGGTTGTCCTCACTAATAGAAAGTGACTGGTTTCTGGAAATAGTGGATAATTGGGCTATCAAGGTGACGGAAACTATAGAAGACGAATAGAAAAAGGAACACACAATAGGAAAACCTGAAAGGAGTGTCTACCGATGAGGTTAACCGCTAATCAAGAAGAAATAGTCATACCGTGGATAACATTCCTGCGTGACAACATCGGCGACGATTGGCACATTGAAGAGGATACAGACGAACTGCGCCTCGTGCGCATACACCAAGACTTGGGCGGTGTACGAGAGGTAATATGCACGTCGCGCCGTCGGCCGACATTCGTTGAATATGTACGGCTATTTGGATATGGTGTCGCGTGTGCCCTTCACGATAAGGCAAAAGAGTGAGCAAAGAGGACATCGAGAAGGTGGCCCGCCTGCGGGGGGTTACGGGGCTACCGCTAACGGTACAGTGGGCGTACGGCGGGCCGGGAGCAGGCTCAGGCCGAAGCACAATAACGGAGTTCGGGGGGCGCGGGCTACCCTGTGCCCCCCCACCATACCAAACAGGAGGGATAACAATGAGAATAGCAACCGAGGAAAAAATTGGCCTGTTGGAAGAAAAAGCCCGCGAGGCCATCTCGGAGTGGCTTCGCCAGATATGGGAGGAGCCCCCGGATATAAACTGGGATGCATTGCTGGGCACCCTTCTGGATGTTTTCGCCCCGCCAGGACGGCGGGACGATGCGGATGACTTCTGGGATAGGTGCTTCTGGGGCTGCTGGCAAATGTGGGATCGGTTGGAACTGTCGATCCTGCATTGGGATGATCACCGCCTGATCCTGCGGGCGGGCTGGGACTTGGCACCTGACGAGGCCCCCGAGCCCTTTTATGACGGGGTAGACTACCTCGTCTACAACCGGGCCACGCGCGATGTGATGTACATCGCCGAGGCCGAGGCCGCGGGTTTGCGGCCCCGGGCGTGGGTCGGTAGGATGGGGCTGGACGCCCGGCCGCAGGAGGCTATCGGAGCTTGGCTGGCGCGTTGCGCCGGTCGTTGGGCGGATTGGGTGGAAGAATAACCACAATCACAAGGAGGGAGAATGATGGGCGCACGGCTGGAGAAGGACACTTTAGAACAGATTACGGGGTGGCTTCGGCGGTTGTGGCCCGAAGCGGAGGTGTGGGGCTGGGCAGTGGAGGAATTGCTGCAGCAGGTGTTCTGTGAATACTCATCGCCAAGCGGATATATGGAGCGGGTGGCGGCGGCGGTGCCCGAAATGGCAGGCCGCCTGGAGAGCCTGGAGCAGGTGCTGGACGACGAGCACGGTTTGTGCCACATTTGGCAGGTCACGTGGGGCTTGGGACGCGATGTGGGCGATCACCAGATAGTAGGTAAAGAAGTCCTGATCTATCACGCGCCCACCAGAACGATAGCACGGTTCGCGGGTGATACTGACGATGGTATACCAATATGGTACCAAGACAAACTGCCATCTACCCAGCAGTTTCACGTGCACGACATCGTGGCGGCGTGGCTGGCCGCTTCGGCAGAGGGCTGGTCATGCTGCGTAGAAGACGACGAACCCGAAGAAGACGAGGACGAGTTGGCAAGCTAATGACCCGAGAGGAGGGCTAACAATGCAGGAGTACGAGCGTTTTGCGGATGCATTTCGGGAGGATGGGCTACGGAGGGCAGCGGAGGGGTTGCAGGAGTGGTTTGACCAGGCTTTCATCACGCACCTGGGGCACGAGGAGGTGGACGGCCCGCATGGCCGACGGGAGCACTTTCAGCTACGGATGCTACCGTTAGAGGATGGTGCCGAGGAGCGGATCGTCAACCTGTGGCTGGTGCCACCGGGTGACGATGCGGCCGATATCGAGGGCCAGGGGCATTTTGTGCCTATGACACCGGAGCGTGACCGGGAGGCCGTGCTGTTTCATTGGCTGCGGTACCTGGGATGTGTGCACGACAACCTGATGTACCTGCTATGTGTGGGCGAGCCCGCACCTGCAGGTACATGACGAGCGAGGAGAGAAAAAGAAACAGGAGGGATTGTGATGCCAAAGCCAAGGCAGATCTACGTCGTGCAGTACAAGGGGCAACAGTTTCGGTTTCAGGTGGACAGGATTGCCCGCGTGCGAAGTGGCGCCGTGCTTGCGTTCGGCAGGCGCTTGGACAACGGCCGGGAGATGGGGATCCCGGTGAGCAAATATGCCACCTGGCAGAAGACATGGAGGAGGTGATAAGCATGAAGCCTGTTGGCCCTCCGCGTGAGGTAGTCAACGACCGTGCTGTTCGGGCGTTGTTGGAGCGTGGCTGGTACGTAGGGGTGTGGCAAGGGGGCGACAGCACGGCGCGGCTGTATGTCGTCGAGATACGGGATCGGCGGCGGGAATTGGTGGCAACGGCGTACCTGGTGGAGGTGGCACTGAAGGCAGAGGCGCCACCGGTTGAAGCTGCGGCGTGGGTGATTGTGCCACCAGATTGGCTGCAGTCGTTGCAGATCCCCGTGGCGGGGCGTAGGGAGCGACTGCTGGACGATTTCATCGTGGCGTTGTGTGGGGCGTGGGCGGAGGACGAGGAGATCAACGGGTGCGAACTTGCCGGTCGGCTGGCGGCGGCATTCCCGCAGGCTATCAGCACGGCCGGCACAAAGAGAAGGGAGGGTTGACGATGGTAGTGGAACACGTCTACCGAGTGGAGGCTGACGCCGAGGGTGGGCGCTATTCCATAGAGCGGCTCATCAAGGCGTTGGCCGACGACTGGGGAATGGTGGCTGACACGCAGGGTGCAGTCCGCGGGGCGCTGAAGGACGGGCTAACCGAAGGGGTAGCGATGGATATTTACGCCTGTAAGATTGCAGGTCCTTTGAGCGAAGTCGTGCAGGCCACCATGAAGCGGACGGAGCCTGCGGCCGACGGTGAAGAGCCGGACACATGGTGCACAGGCACGCTGTGGGTACGGCCGCACGATACCGGGATGGTGGTGGGCATCATGATGTGGCGCGATACATCAGCAGGCGACGACGCAGACGCTTATCGGCTCATATCAGCGGGCGATACGCCTTGGGGATCTGTGTTGGCCGCTCAGCTGGTGGTAACGGCACATAAGACCCACTTGTGAAAGGAGGCTGTTTCATGCGCTTCGTAACGGAACAACTGGAAAACCTGGACGGGATACACAGGGTGTTGGTGAAAGGCACAACGACGGACGTCCTGATAAGCCATTGCCCAGGGGGGCAGTGGTGGATTGCTTGGCACGGCGAGTTGAAGGTGCAGGTAGATGAGGGCTACGTTGCCTTGGCTTTGGCTGAACACCTAGCGGGCAACGTAATAGAGTACGTTGTCGAGCCTTACCCTTCAGCTACTGAGGAGTTTATCAAGCAGGGCCATGTCATGGAACACGACCTTGCGACAATCAAGCCTGTGCCAGAGGGCGAGGGCTATGTAGTGGACATTCCGGCTGTAAACTTGAGCCTGCGGGTGGAGAGCTTCGGCACCTGCCGGCAGGTCATTTGTGCCATCGTGCACGCGATCCAAGATGGGTTGTTTCGGGTTGATACACCCGACGAGTGATCCCCACGGGTAAAGAACGACAAGGCCCGCGGCTGGGTAGACCGCGGGCCTTGTCTTGTGCCACGGGTGGGGGCTTCATAGCGGAACAGAGCATCTCGTTTCCCCCGGTTAAGTTGTTAGGTGTGTTGGTGCCCCTATTCACCCCCCTTTTTGGCGATTTTGCGATAAACGGCCATTAAGGCCCCTCTGAGCGTTCGGAACCCCGATCGGGTACTTACCCCTTCGGAGGGGGCGGGTCGCGCAAAATAGCCCGCTTCTCGTCCATTCTACAAGCATCCTAATCGCTTTGGTCAAACTGCGCATGCTTCCACCAGGTAGTGACGGCTAGGGTGGCGTACCGCAAGCATTCCTGGACGGTCAGGTGTTTGCCGGCCCGAACGTGCTTCATAATGGCATCCATTGCCGCGTCCTCAAGCATACGCGGTAACTGGTGCAGGATGAGCGGCAATTGATCCAAGACTGCCCGTTGCGCGGCCATGCGGGCCAATGCGCGGGTTTTCTCGGACGGCGGGTCGGGCTTAAGTTCGAACTTTGAGCTGGTGGTATGCGGTTTGACTGTTGTGTTGCTAGCCACTACCAAGTCTTCGGTGGTCAGGCGCATTCTGGTGATACCCCCTTATGCTTGCCACAACGGTTGTAGTTTTTCAACGCCCCGGACGTAGCCAGTGAGGCGGCGGCCACCTTCGAGGCGGTAAGCACACCAGTCTAACAGCATGTTGCCCATCAGGCACGCTTCAACAACGTGCTGGTCGTCAATGGCCGCAAGGGGCTGCGGGTACTTGCCTGCTTCGATATTCGACTGAACTCTACGCCAGTATTCTGCTTCGTCCGGGCGGCCGCCTCCCGTCACCCACAACTTCAGGTAGACAGGGTTTACCTCGAAGACGAACGGACGCAAGCGGGCGGTGTACAGGGTGGCTTCCAGTACATGCACCAGGCGTTCCAGCTTGTGGCCCCTGCTGCGGTCGAACGGCCGCTCGATTGCCACGAACAGCGCATCTTCGCAGATCTTGGCTATCCTTCGGCTAACGTATTCCAGGAACGGCCAATCCCGCAATGTCTTGCCGCTCACGTTGGGTGTCAAGCGCAGGTATCGTTGCCCATCTGCGCGGCATATGCCCATGTGCCTGGTGCCCGGATCAATGCCCCACACTTTATCGGGCGGCGGGATAAGCGACGGCGGCTCGGCAGGCTCAACCTCGACGTAGTCGGCGTTGCGCTTCGCGCCACACCACGGGCAAGCCTCCTCTCCCTTGCGAATTGTGAACTGCTTGCACTTGTCACACCAAGCCTTGAGGTCGTGCTCGTTGATAATCATGTGACACCCTCCTCAATTTCTGTGGCTGCGGCGAACGGATCCTCTGTTGCCATCAATTCTTGGCGGTGACGGTCAGCAAACAACGGGCAGCCCCATGTGTTCGCCAGCGGGCAATCCATCTCCTGCGCTTCGAACAAGACGCGGCCCTCACAATGCTGCCCTTGTCGTGCCGGGCACATCGGCGGCAGGCGGTTTTCGTCGCAATGCCACAAGAGGCGTTGCTCACGCGTTGCGCCAATCTGCCGGCGGAGGTCCTTCACAAGCTCCACTTCAGCAGATATGCCCTTCCGCAAGCCCAAGGCGCGGACGCGCTTCGCCGGTGTCATCGAGGGCAGGCTGTTCAGCGGCGGCAACTCGTCTAACATCTTCTCGGCCGCTTTCACCCAACGGTCGAAGTCCTTCGGCGGCAGGGTAGCTACCCACTGCTGTGCCAGGGAATACGACGGTTCGGGCTTAGCGTTCTGTGCCCACACGCGCCAGTCAAGATCCCCACGCTCTGCTTTGACTTCTCCCACGCGCTTCAAGGCATCTTCAATCACGGCAGGTTCAAACAAGCCCTTCAGCGCCTTGCGGGCGGCAGACGGGCAATCTGCCACCTGCACGGCTAGGTTCATAGCGATGTGTAGCTGCTGGTGGTATTCCCGTTCCTGTTGTTCGGCGGCTTGTTGTTGTGCCCACTCAGCGGCTGTCCGCCTGCGCGGCTGCGAAGCCATACCGTTGCTTCCTCGCATGACTGCGTCCCGCCTTTTTCACGTAGTTGGGGTTCGGCACGCCCGCCCGGTTTGCAATTCGCAGGCCCTCGATAAAGGCTTCAGGCCCGATTTCATCACAAACGGCGGCTAATGCTTGTAATTCGCTGACCTCACGGCCAAGCGTAATCGTGCCGGACTTATTCTCCGCTCCGCAATTGTCCAGGTAGACGTTGAGGTCGGGGAACCAGTCCTCCGGGAAGTAAGCCCAGGCTTCCCGAAGGGCGGCGTCAATGTCTGATTGCCGGTAAGAGTACGGAGATCTCTTGCGTGGTCGTGGCTGTGCCGGCGGTGAACTCGTCAGCACTTCTGCGTGACCCATTTCGGGCAAGCGCGGTTGGCCTCGTGGGGGGTTAATTTTTTCATTCGCCGGCCCCCGAAGGCTTTTATATGAAAGCCTGAGGGGGCTATACCCGGTGGTGGTGCTGTGGATACTAGTGCTAGTACGGCACTTACTACTGCTTTTGCACTCACTAGAGGAGGTGCTGTGGCTACTAGTATAGCACTCACTAGTATTAAAGCACTTACTAGAGGAGGTGCTGTGGATCCCCCCAGTAATGTAAGTATGAGCCTTCATACTAGTAGGGGCGGGGTCGGCGGCGGGGGTAGTATGCTTATTCAACCACACATCGGGCTGTTGCTGTTTAGTTTTTAAACTACCGCTGGTATCACCATTAAACCAGGGTGGTTTATCGGTTGAACCAGCTTTAGGCTGTTCGGCGGGCTTCTCGTCGTCCCACGCCAGGCTGTAGCGGGTAGTCCTGTGGGCACCGCCTTCTGTCATGTTGCGCTGACGGCGCAGTATACCTGCTTCCTCCAGGCGCCGCGCGGCACGTACGACGGATACCCTGCACAAACCTGTCTGTTCCATCAAGTCACTGAGTGAGAGATCAACCGGCTGACGTTGCCATCCACACTGTGCAGCGGCCACGGCCAAGAAAACACGTAGCTCCGCTTTGCTCAGCTTTGGCACGAAGTCCATTATCGAGGCAGGAAGGACGATAACATTCGGTCGTTCCATCACACACCACGCTCCTTGTCAATGTGGCCGGCGGCTATGACTGTTGCAACCGCCAAGATCCCCAGAATTACAAAGCCAATCAGCAGTATGCCAATCGCACACCAGGCTATTGTCATCGTTGGACACCTCCTGCTCACACTCAAACTTTGCTTCTTCGGCCATCCTCCATATCTGCCACGTGCGCTTGCGGGCACCAAGCAGTATCGCTTGGCTAAAGCGGCCGGTGATCATTCGGCTTTCGCTGTCATTCTTCGTCATGGCGACGCCTCCACGGGCATCAGCCGAAAACGACGTTGCCCGTATCGGATGTTCGGCGTAACTGATTCGTAAGTCTTTCTCGCAACCAACATCAGTAGCGCCTCAAAAATTATCAGAGCAAACCGCGGAGGTACCGCCATGCCAATCTGCCTTCTAACACTCTGTCGCGTGCCCTCAAACACGAACCAATCCGGGAACGTCTGCAGGCGTGCAAGTTCGCGGTTGCTGAGAGCGCGTGGCTGAGACCAGTGGTAAACATGGGTGCCTCCTCCGCCGCTTCCCGTTATAGTGTACGCGGGCACGTCAGGACACAGCCGCCGATATATTTGACTTATTTTCGCTCCTTTAACATTTAGGCTTAGGTGTGCCGGTATACGAGCCGTGAAGGCATTCTCTCCAGGCCTAATGTACTTCAAACGCTCTGCAACACGGGGGGACTGCTCTGTGAACTCATGATTGGGCGCATTGGAGGGAATGGGCGGTTCCTCAATCGCCTTGCGTGCCGAGTTGTCAATGTTGGCGTATGGCGCCGGCGAAGGAACCTTAAATTTTGTGCCTAAGTCATTCCTGACGCCCACAATGACCACTCTATGCCTGATCTGTGGCACGCCGTACTCCTCCATCTTGTACAGGTGGGTTGTCAGCGTGTATCCAGCATCGGCGAAGTCTTCCAGTATCACCTGAAGCGCCTCGCCGTTGTTCGCCTTAATCAGCCCCTTTACGTTCTCGGCCACGAAGAAAGCCGGCTGGAAATAGGTGAGCGCCTTGGTACAATAAGTATAAAGCGCACCGTATTCCCCCTTGAGGCCCTTCCGTCCTGCTCGTATGACGCTGAAATCGTTGCAGGGGAAACCGAAGGCCAAAACGTCAACCTCCGATATATCGCGTAACCGCCGGAAATCCAGCTTCCTGATGTCCTCACATATCACCGCCTCCGGCCTGTCAGGTACTAGGTTCCTGCGATACGTTTGACAAGCGTCTTTATCCCAGTCCGTTGCCCAGGCTATCTCATAACTGTAGCTATGCCCACGCCAATGCAACCGAGCCGACAATGCCCCGAGGCCGATACCGCCACAGCCACAGAATAGTTCGCCAAGCTTGAAAGGCTCACCCATCGTTTATCACTGCGTACAGACGGAAATCCGTCACCATCCGAAGGCTCTCGTCGTCCGTCCAAAGATCAATCCACAGGTCCGCGCCCTTGCGCTTTGCTACCCTGTCGTTGCGGCGTGCCCCGCGGTCGAGCACCTGCCGCATTTCACCAGGGTAGACCCAAACGTAGGCGCCCATCGGTATCTCGTTCGCGGCCGCCACGCGCTTACTGACGGGTGCGCCGCTTGCGGTCTGCTTGCCGCTGTAGAAACCTTCCCCTGGGGTGTAGTGCGTCACCCAAGCGACGCCGGCGACGCGGATACCCTGCTCCAGCCCCAGCTTGTAGGCTTCCAGCTTCCACTCGGGCACCTCCCCGAACTCGCCCGCGAGGGCCTTCAACGCGCACCTGCGGAACGGGTCCGGCTCATCCTGCCAGACACGCGGGCTTTGCGCAGGCACAGGCGCCAGTGCCACGTTAGCCAGGAAGCACAAGCCCAACAGGTATAGCCCGACATCCATGCTATCCATCGTCGGCGCCCTCCTGTTCGCAGTGCTCCTCGATGAGGTCAAGCAGAATGTCAGGCCAACACTTCACAAGTGCCGTTGCAAGCTCCAATGCATCATATCTATCGAAGCCGTAGAAACAGAAGTCGTACACGGTCTCCTTGGTGCGGAAAGATAGCTCCAGCACCCTATGCTTCTCGCCCTTTGTGTCAGTCATAATCCGCGCCTTGGCGGAGGTCGAGTGTTCCAGGAATATCAGGTCTTTCGCCTTCCTCCCAGGCTTGTTTGTGCCGAGGTCTATTGCTATACGAAGTGCATTCGTCTCCATTGTTATTCCTCCTTTTTAATGCCGGCTCCGGCTTTGTCGCCATTGCCCTTAAGGCTTGGGTAAAACTTTGTGAGTGCATCAACTATGGTCTTAGCATCCTCATTAGTGAAGTCCACAAACTTCAGAATACACAAATTCCCATCACGCTCTACCGAGATGATAAGCATGGCGTATTCATCTGGAGTATTCTCTAGGAAAGTCTGCACCTCTGCCCGAAGCTCTACATTTGGCGATAGGTACAGCGTTTGATCCATCATGTCCATCGCCTCCTTGTGGTGCCGGCTCCGGTGGGGAGGGATCGGGCAGGAGGGAAGCCCGCACACCGGAGCCGGCGGATGCCGCAGGTAGGCAGGACCCCGGAGGAGGGAGGAGGAGGTTGGAGCCGCGAGAAAGGGTCCTACCTCCCCTGCGACACCACTACTCTAATAGCGCAGGCTGACCCTCCTTGGCTTCATACGCCGCCCGCGCCACTGCTTGCATACCAGCAATACCAAGTTCCTTCCACTTTCTCTCACCCAAGCCCGCCTTCTTCTTAACCTCGTCCATCTCCGGCCGAGAATAGCCAAGCTGAGTGAGCAGGTCGTACAGCGCCGTGAGGCTTGTAATCTCCTCTGGCCGTGGGGTAGAAGGTGGCGGTTCGGCCTCTGCTTCTGCCGGGGTGTTGTGGTCGTCATCTTCAGGCGTCCCTGTTGCGAAGTCAGCTTCTATGACTTCGTCTGCAGTTTCTGTTGCCGTCTCTACTGCTTCGGCCTCTTCGATTACCACCGCCACCTTCTCCCTGTCGGCCTCCGGCACGTCTATCGGTATAGGCTGCGCCGGGAAAGCCGCCTGTAGCGCCCGCTTCTCTGCGGTCTTCAACAACGCCTGCTTGTACGTGGCGTCGTTGTGTTCGGGCCGGCGCTTCACCTCGCCGGTCAGCACTTCGACGACAATCGGGTGCTCAACGTCCTTCAGGTAGACCTCTGCGCAGGCACCTGCCACGTCTTCCATCTTCGCAGTAATCGGCAGGCGTTGCCCATCCTCCCCAATGAGGTACCGTTTAATGCCATCGAAGCGTTCTGACTTGTGGGCTAACATTCGGTAGTATTCACGGTTCAGGTACGCTTGCCCACGGGGGCCGCTTTCCCGGCTGTCAAACGGCAGAATGTTGCAATGCAGACCGGGAATTGCGCCCAGTGTGTTGCATGTCATAATCCACAAGCGCACGTCCTGCTCCGGTACATCTTTCCCGCTCTTGGTCTTGGGCACCAACCGCTGCATCACTTCTTGCAGTGAATACCTGCGAATACCGCCCAACGCGTCGCGCACAATTAGCTTCTCATCGCTACTCATCGTAGTCATCCCTCCGCTTGATCTTGACAGTCAAAGTCTCAACGTCGCGTTCTGGTTGCGCCTTGTAGTGGCGCACCTGAATCTTCTTCTCAACTACCACGGGGCCAACCCACAAGCGGTTATGCTCCGTTGCCTCTGCCACCTTGCGCAGGTGGCGGCGGGCTGCCTCATGCTCACGCGCCGCCTCTTCGGTCTCGATGTACCGCCGTGCCAGCGCCACAATCTTCGGTTCAAACACCATGCCCTCACTATCCATCTCCAGGCTTTCTAGGGGTTCGCAAATATGTGCAAAGTCGCAGTGGTCGCATACGTCGGGGTCGTAAGGAATACGTGCAGGTGGCTCTTCCATCTCCAGGTGCTCATACACCGTCTCCGCCCGCTTGAGAACGCTTTCGGCGTACTCGTAATCAAGCTCCACGGGCAAAGGATACAACTGCCCGCTCTTCTTATCAACCATCACGAGCACTCCGTATTCTCGTTCTGCTTGCAACAGATAAAGTTGCAATTGCGCGGGCACCTGTCGTAGCCAAGGCTGACGCGCCCGCAGGAAGTCACGCCAGCTTTGCGCCTGTTCCGCCTGGTACGTATACCCCTTGATTTCCAGGGGAACAGGCTCATCGCCTATTTCGTTGCCGGAGATCCATCCGTCAATGTGGCCGGTGATCTTGCCATTGCGGACCTTCAACTCGAAGGACTGCTGTTGGCCGGTGACGGAGTATCCAGCGCTGCGGAGGTCCTCGATAGCAATCTCCTCAAACTTGCGCCCAAGTGCGAAGATTGCCATCTGTTCGGCGGTGGGTGGGTGGCGTTGTTGCCAATCGTGGACTTGGTAGTAGAGGTTGCGGTCACAAGGCCAAAAGCCACTTGCCCGAAGGCAGTGTTGGGGAGTAACCTTGGCCTCCTCCCGCTTGCGGTCGAGGACGCGCTCTCGAATGCGCTTGACCGCTTCTTCAAACTCCATTGCTTTCCCCTCCTTTCGTGGGTATCATACCACACCCGCGCAAGCCTGTCAATCCCTCTTGCAAAATTTTTTTTACTCCCGCGGACGAATGTACAGCTTGCCCTGGTCGGCCAGGTGATCCACCACCTCATACTGCCCAGGCGGTGGCAATTCACCTTCCGCCAGCACGCGGTTTTCGGGCAAAAGCACAACCTTCAACTGACGCTCCGAGGGCAGGACGGCGTAGTACCCGCTCACCAGGTGTTCCACCTCGGCCAGGGGCGTAATTACGGTGCCAGGCCCCCAGCGCCTGCTTGATGTGTTGTGGGCGATAATGCCACCCAAGAAGATACCTATGTGCCCGTGCCGGTGCCGGGTCTTGTTCATGCAGATAATGTCTCCCGGCTCTGGCTCCGCAGTCTCTTTCCGCGCCGCCTTCAACTTTGCTTCGCAGGCCCGCGCGTCAGGTGCGGCAAACTCCCACGAAAACGCAGGCAGACCCATCGCCGCCTCATGTACCTGCCGTACAAAGCGGGTACAGTACCCACACTTCGCAGTGTCAAACAGGACACCACTCTCCATAACGTACCGGTGCCCCGCCGCATGTGCTACTGCCACGCGCTTTGCAATCCTTGCCACGTCACCCTTCGTTGCCATCTCCATCACCCCTTGGGGGTATCTCCTCCAAGGAATAGAATATCCGCAAGCGCGAACGCTTGGCAACACTATGCTCAATCTGCGCCCCGTTGGACTGTTCCCAACCAGGCAACATGAGAATACCGTGACACAACCGCAGCCACACCAAGTCGGTGTCCAGGTAGACATCTGCGTCAATATCCGGGAAATCGTGCTCAAAGCCCGCTGTCATGCTGTGGGGACAGAAAGGCACGTGGCCCCGCCGGTAGATCTCCGCGGCGGCCTCCCGCGCCCGCCGGATGTTTGCGCGTTTCTCCTGCGGCGTCGGCGCCGTGTACGGCCCCGCAACGTATATCCGCATTCGTGGCACGTCGTCCATCAACGGAAGCATAAACGCCAACCGCGCCACGGCGTCAATGACTTCGTCCACCGCCTCCCAGTATCCGCGCACAAGCCCATACTGCAGGCCCTCGTCTCCGTATTTCTCGTCGGCGTCTATGACGCGTTGCCTCAATCTGTCATGCAATCTCTGTAGAAGCGCCAATTCGCGCACGTTTAATCCCCTCTCAAGTATCGCAGATACTCACACCCCAGCCAGAAGTCGAGGGTTATCCAAGGCGGCCGCTTGTGCGGCCACAATATGCACACAGGGTTTGCAATTCGAACCGAAGGGTCTTCAGGTTGATAACCCAGGCTTTTGGCGTAGGGGTCCTCAAGCTTGAAGGTTCCAGACTGTACAAACACTCCTACCCTCTCACGCTCAAACTGATAGCTAATCGCCGGCATGTGTTTGTCAGCCGTGACCACAATGTCGGCATCGCCATGCTCACGCGCCAAGCGCTTGGCGGCGGCCGTGGCGTCGTATATCGAGGAGCCTCGATACCTGTGCCACATCAATATGTCGTAGTGTGCCTTGCCCACCTGCAGGGAAAGGCGCCCGCCCGCACCCAGGTACACACACTCTCCTTTGCGGCCGAAGTACTCTGCACTGTCAAAGTCAGACACCCTCGTCTCGAAATGCTCGTGTTGGCCGCCAGTTACTGCAAGCATTCGCGGCGCCAGCTGCTTCATCAACCACGCTACAATTCGCTTCTGATACCGCGGCCGCAATAACTGCTCATACCGGCCAGTCTCGTGTGACAATGCAACGAAGTTGTCTACCAGATCTCCGTTGCAACACACAAACATGGCCGGCGTGTCAAGTATGCCGTCAATCACGGACTTCAGTATGGCGTGCCAGGTGCCGGCGTTGCCAACATGCCAATCGGACGTGAAACAGATACCAATCGGCCTGTCGGTCTCAATCGTGATGTCGGCGTAATGCCGCTCGGTACTTCCCCGGCGTTGCCAGTCTTCCCACGATACCACCTCTTCCCAGAATTGCTCTTCCCAGCCTTCGGGCGGCTCAATGTCCTGCCCGAACGACACCACAGGATCGCCTTTCGCGGGAAGTCCCTCCTGCTTAGCTTGGTGGTACCGGTAATGAGCGGTAGTGTGGGGGATGCCAAGCAAACGCGCAGCCTTGCGCAGACCATACCGATCGGCCAGTTGGACAAGCTGTGCGTCGTCAATGTCCTTGCGCCTTGGACGGCCAGGCCCAGGCATACTATCGCCTCCGGGTTAGTAATAACCCAATCGCCCACCCCAACCACAGCAACAGGCCGCCACATATCGCCCAAGCGAATTGTCTCGCTTTCTCCCGTGACGTGGGGCTAAAGTAACCACGGACGTACAGGAAGACGTACCAGGCAACCCCTGCTGCCAGCCAAGCGGCGAGTATCGCCCAGCCTACCTTCATCAGAACCTCACACTCACAACCGAGAGGCGAAGGTAAACACCTGGCCGTATCGCTCTGTTGCCTGCCTCATAAAGCACTGCAGTACCCAAGGCACAGCGCTTTACGAGGTCCTGCACAGGGACAAGGGGATACAGCCACTTCTCAAACCGCAATACATCTCCGATAGGCGCCAAGTCCGTACTCAACCCCGCGCCCAATTCGCCCTCCGCTTCCAGCGCGTCCAGGTACAGGCGATACCCTTTCACCTCAGCAATCTGCCACGACAGATTGAGGGTCGGCGTCACAACCCCTTCACCAGCCCAATAGCCCGTAACCGAACCTTCGTCCGGCACAAGCGCATTCCAATCAACCGCACAAGCCTGAGAAACTACAAGCAACGGCAACAACACAACAAGCACAATTGTAAAGCGCATGTTACCTCCCACCTTTCCGTAAATCGGCTACGTACTTAAACAGCCACTGATAGGTGAACTCGACACCCATCATCGCCGTCCAGAACAGTCGCCACCACTCCTGCAACGTCATCTCACCATCGGGCACCCAAGCGTTGAATATGGCGCCCACGCCCACCAACGCCACCGCAACACAGCGCAAGAAGCACGCACTTGTCTCTAACAATCGCTTGGCACGCCCCCACTTCAACAGCTCCAAAAGCAGTGTCGTAACGAGGACCAATACCGCTTGCCGAACCGCCGGGTCTTCAAACATTTTCTACACCTCCTGGTACATATTTTACACACGCTGTATGAGAATGTGAAGTATCTCACTGACGAAAGCCCCGACACCGGCAGACAAGGGCAGCCAAAGGACAGTGAACCGCCCCTGCCACGACGCCATCGTTTGCTGTAATACGCTGACTTGTTCCGTGAGCCTACGAATGTCCTCTCGGAGAAGGCGTACGTCTTCGGCGCGCGCGTCCAACTGAGCCTTTATGCTGCCGATCTCCTCACGGATTTCGCCGTCCATCAGCCTTCGCCCCCCTTCTCCTGTCGTTCGCGCAATGTCTGCCGACGCCTCAACTGCTCAACGCGCTGCTCCAACTCCTTCAAGCCCTGTTCGCTGCCCCAGTACCCAGCCTCTTCCCCTTTGCGCAACGCCTCCTTCGTCATCTGCAAAAGTCGTTCCGTCTGCTCCAGGTTCAGATTGATAAGCAACTGGTGCATGGTGGTAGGATAGTACGAGAAGCCCAAGCGCGTGATCCACTCAAGGCGTCGGTACATCTCCGCTTTCTCTGCCTCATAACGAGCCGCAAGCCACTGCCCAGCGGCCTTGCGGTCGTTGGGGTCAACGCCATCTGCCATCATCTCTTCCGCAAACATCTTCGCGTACTGTGGGATCTTGGTGCCGCGTTCCCAGTTATACATCCACTCCGGCGCCCTGGTGCGCTCCGGCCGTTCTACAACCCGCATACCCAAGACGCGCCCAGTAACACGTGCTTCACGATACCAAGGCGAGATAATCGGCATGGTCTCCAGGAATGTACGCAGCGGTTGCCCCCACGGGTGCTCTTTCGTGAAGGTCTGCGGCCAGCGCCGCAGGAACCCGAACGGCGGCACCATAGCCTGCACAAACTCACCGGTGGGGTCTTCGAGGAATTGCCGCCACTGCGAAGGCTCTTCCCAAGGTGGTATACGCAAGCGCACGTACACCACGTAATCGCCGTCAACCGCCTTAAGTACACTGCCTTCGGGTGGCCGTGCATTCACCAGCACCACAGGGAAGCTGTTCCACCGAATAGGCTTCCATTCGGCCGTCATCCAGGGTGGCTTACCCGCAATGAGGACGTAACGCGTCAGGGGGTCATAACCTTGCGCCTGTTCAAACTTCTTGTGTGCCTCATAAGCCAACACCGCCCAGCCAGGCCGTTGCTTCGCAAGACGTGCAAACTGGAATATGCGCTGTCGGCGGTAGCGGTAGAAGAACCACAAGTTCTGCAGCCAAGTATCAATCGGCGCCGAACCGCCTGCGCTGTAGTCCACAACCGTCTCCCGAACGATACGCGCGGCCGTCTCTGCGCTGTCGCCCATTTCCATTCGCGCTATGAAGGCCAAGACCCTGCCTATGTCGTCCCAGCCAAACAATGCACTGGTAAGCACCTGGCTTGCTTCTGCCGCTTCCGCAGGCGGCAACTTAAAGGCTTGCAGGATACGCGCCACAAAGCCCGATGTCTCAACGCGCTTCGCATAACCTACCGACGCGCCTATGATGTTGTACTTGCGGATAAGCTGAGCATACCTCTGCGCCTTCTTACGGGAAAACGCGGCGCTTTTCGGAATGTTCTCTGCAATCTCCGCCATGCGCTTGCGGACCCGCGCCGCAAACCCTTCGGGCGGAAGCAACGAGAAGTCTTCAGCCGCCAATTCACCCAAGGACGCCACCACGTACCGCACGGCCCGCGACAACGCCGGCAAGTCTGCGTACACGCCAGCCAACCCCAGGTTGACAAGCTGTTCGCTTATGTTGGCAACGAGGAAGCGCACCGTCGCCAACGTGAACATCTTCAGCGGACGGAGCCAGTCACGGAATACTGCAAGCGCAGGACTGACGCGCTGTATGAGACTATTCGCAAGCACCCGACGAATTATATCCGCCTGCCGTGGCGTCACCAGGCGGGCGCTGTCTATGTCGCCTTCCTTCACCAGCACCTTGCCGTGGATCTCCGGCGGCCGAGCACCCAAGCGCCAGGCTTGCATTACCCAGTCATCGCCATACTGTGCCCGCAATTCGCCTACCGTTGGGCAGAACTCCCGCAGGAAGTCCACGACGGCTTTGTGTAGCATCACAGACTTATACTGCGCCGCGTAGCCAAACGTCTGCGCCTCCACATCATAGCTCCACAACAAGCCCGCAAGCTCCAACGGCAACTCCTCAATCGGTTGCCACTCTTCCGGCAAATGCAGGCCCAACTCAGCCTGCAAGGGAACCTCCATCGGCAACGGCATCTCACCCGCAGCTTCTGGTCGGACAGCCCGCGTCTTAATCTCCGCGGCGCGGAACAGCTTCGTCTCACCAGAGGCATATTGCCGCTTCATCGTGACAGCTTGTTGCGCCAAGCGTTGCAACAACCCCGAAGGCGCCATGCCCTCAAGCAACGCCAGGAACTCTTCGGGTGTCATACCCGCAAGCCCAAACTGCGGCACGTAGTCGGGCAGCCACCCCATCTCCTTGACCTCTTCACCCGTGTACTCGGCAATGAATGCTTGCACATCGTCGTAAGCCTGCTTGATAGACATCGTGAAGCCTTTTTCGCCGTCGTACACTGCGCGGAAGACTTCGGGTATACCGCGGACGGCACGCCACATCCTGCGAAGGTGGACGGGCAGCTTGCGTTCGTCAACCCGCCCCTTCTCATCCAAGAAGCGGCTCACATCTACCATCCGCTCTTCACCAGGCTCGAACCGCTTCCCCGTCTCGTCCCTACCAGCGCGGGTTATCATCACTTCAAGCTGCCCGGCCTCATCTCTACCAACCACCGTGCCAGGCTCACGGTAGGGTCCTTCCTCGCCAGGCCGCAACGGACGCCGTGAGCTTTGAATTGCCGCCCAGATCGCCGCCCGATCCTGCAAGTCCGGGATATTCGACAGCCACGCCATGACACTGGCAGTCAACCGGTTCGCGTTTGCCTCCGCTTCGCTAATTCTGTTGCGCCACCAGTGTTGTTGCTCTGATGGCAAACCCCAGAACATGTTGAACAAGTTACCTATACGCCCACCTGCTGCTGATACTTTGTCAACAAAGCTTCGTGGCGTATTCTCGATAAGCACCCGCTCTTTCATTAGCCGATCGAATGTCGTCATCGTCTCGGCTATAGGCGCTTCCTGGTATCGCTCAAGCTCGGCCTCAAGCTTGCGAACCTTCTCAAGTGCCTGCGCTTGGAAGACCAACAGCCACCGCTTCTTCGTCTCCGCGTCTACCGTGCCACCAGCCTGCTCCACTGCCTCCGTAACCGTCTCCAAGCGCTCAAGCGGCGACTGTTCCTCCGTGATTTCGGGCTTGACTTCCTCCGGGGCCGGCCGCTTGGCCGCAATCTGTTCTGCAAGTCCAGGCTCGCGCATTGCGACGTATTCCTGCGCCGCCCGCACCTGCTCGCGCAACCGTCGCAACTCTTCCGTAATCTCCCAACGACTCATCCTTTCGGGTGCTTTGCGGCGATTGCGGAACAGCCCCGGGTACTTCTGCTCCTTTTTCTCTTGCTCTGCCTCCTCTTCTCTCCCCTCGAGGTC